GATCATCATACCAAACTGAATCCATGTTTCATAGTTCCAGTATGGAGGAGTTGGTCGGTTGTCAATGTATTCCTTGAATTGAGGCCCACCGTATGTAATGAATTCTCCTACATTGTCTCCTACCACAAGAACAAAGTCTGATGGAAGTAGAGGCTTTGGAGGATATTCTGTATTGTCAAATATCTGCTTTAGTCTAATTATATTGCTTACGCCTCGATAATTCTCTACCGGCTTCGGAGCGTTTCCGAATGGTGATCGGTTATCAAATGTTCCTTCTGGTGTGCCATCTGTCTTTAATAGCCACTCAGTAGGAGATGTTGTACCAGCAACAAGTTTATACTGACCAAAGGTTGAAAGTGGTGCTAGTGCTGCCTCGGTTCCGATTATAGCCTTAACTCCACCCGCCCAATAGTTTGTGTGATCGATAGCATTATCGAGTGCTGTAGATGTTATAGGTCCACTTGCATCGATAAAGTTAGAATAGGCAGAACCCGGAATTGTTAGAGCCGATGCGTTTGCTACGGTCCAGATATTTCCTAGCGCATTCCATGTTCGTAGCACTAGCTTTTCATTTAGTGCCTTCCCAATATCGCTTCGTACTGCTTCTGGCGTAAACGCCGGTCCACCGTGTTCTAATTCTAGTGTGTTGTATTCAGCCTTTGCAGCAAGAATATCAAGGTTAATACTCATAGCCTTGTCTCTTACTGAAATCTGCTGACCTAGGGTGATCTGGCCGGGAACGATTTGCTGGACATTGTACTTGCCCTTAAATCGCTTTACCAGTATTTCACCAAAATTCATCTGTCTTGTATTCATAAACTGACCTACAAGGTCAAATGAAAGATATACAGGATCAACATATTCTGTAATTACTTCTGCAAATGCGTTTCTATCCTTCTTTGCTAATTCAGCAAGCGCTGTTCGCAGTTCGGGTGTTAATTGCTTCATCTCTAGTCGTCGCCTCCTTTATTTAGACTTATATCTTTATAGTAGTCCATCTACGCCTTTTAGCTTAACAGTTACAGTTAGGTCGCCAAAGACTTCCTTATCGTAAACTGTTCCGACAGAGCGAGTGCTACCCGGTTGATAGGATAGAACGCCTTCTGTTCCGGTACCGAAATCTACATATACTGGTGATCCGATAACATAGTCTGAGAGAACTCCCATATATGCGCCGGAACCATATGTAAATACTCCACCGTCATATACCAAGCACTTGTTACCAGATGTTACTGGAAGTCCATAGAGTGCTGGGGGAAGGTCATACTGCTTAATCGCTGCTGGCCAAGGTGTTGAATATGCTAGATCGGGGTCCATAGTGAATACAGACTCACCCTGATTCTTTGATCCATCACTAAATGGATAAAGTGTTTCTCCGTTTAGTCCCGGCCCATCAAAGTATGGAGCGGGGTTTAGTGGCTTAGGCCAATCTACCGGGAATACTGCCTTCTCTGATTCTGCCTGTGATCTAGGGAGAGTCATTCGGCCAGTAGTATCTCGGAATGCAAATCGACCTCTTGGTGTTTCCTGACTAACTCGGCTACCATCAATATCATTATACTTATTAACTATGAATAATGTCTTAACGGGATTGCCTGTGTTGATTGCGTCTGCCATTTTATACTTCTACCTCCTTTATATAGACTTATGATCGCGCTGCTTCTCTTAGCGCTACACGTAAATCATCCAATGTAATTTCCTTATCCTGATCCGTTAGATTCGGCTTTGGAATGTCTGTACCTTTACTTGAGGCAGACGCTTCGGCAGCGGGCTTAACAGCCTTTGCTGCAATAAGATCAGATAGATAAGATTCAAATGTGCTGTCTTCTAGGCTTGCTAAAAATTCTCGCTTCTCTGCGGCCTTTTCAGTATCCTCACTGAATGCAAATCCAGCCTCTACCCACTTTCTTGCTCTTTCTTCTACTCTCGCGTTCTTTTGAATGGATGTTAATTGTTCTTTAAGTGATCCATTTTCCTCAACGACCGAACTATTTTCTGTCTTTAATACTTCTAGTGCAGCTTTAGCATCGGCTAATTCTACTCTAACAGAATCTAATATTCTTTGAAGTTCTTCTAGTTCCACTTTATTACCTCCCGTATCTATAGAAGACGCCTTGGTAAGTTTTAGTAACTCCTCGTCTAATTCCTCGTCAGTTAATCTTTGGTCAGAAGCCAATGCAAGTAATGCTGTTCGCTTACCATACGCGGGATTTCTAACGAAGGTGGCTGCCTTTGTTATAATTCCTTTAAGCCACTCTATCCCATTCTTTACTATACTATCCGAATACGCTAACTCCCAAGATATACCGGGGGCGTTGCCAGCCTGAAATGCGTCTACCAAGTAACTGATTTCATCTGGATATTCGTCTGCATAAAGTGCTGCTGTACCCAATAATCTTTTAATATCTACACTATCTTCAATTTCCATTCCGACTATGTGCCCAATGGGGACAGACCCGGCGTGATTCCCAATCCCTTCCCCAAGATACTTCATCTTTACGGGCATATTAATCGCAGTAGCAGCAATAGCAGGAAAATCTTCAAACTCTATTCCCATACCATTCTCATTGCCTTTATCATCTGCAAAGATAAACTTAGCAATAGTAAGAAATGGATTATCCTTTTGTGGCTGCACTTCAATTGAAGATAACACAATTTTAAATGCCGAATTTTTCATATTGTCACCTCTAAGACAAATTACCTAGCTCTTTAAGTTTTACAGATTGAGCCACAGTCAATGCCTCTAGTGCAATTTTTAATGTCTCTAATTGCTCTATACGAATTTTTAGAGATTCATTTATCTTGCCCAATTCTAAAATATATTCTTCCATTTGAGCCATTTTCTTTTCTTGTGCCTCTACAATTTCGGTTAGTGTTTGGGTAAGTTTTGCTTGATTAACCCCAATACCCAATCTGGATGCCCCATATAATCCTATTGCGGCAATTAATAATGCCCCTAGGGTTCCTATTAATGCAACAACTATTTCCATTGCGGCATCCCCTCCTAGGGCCGTATATAAATCCTATATTAATATTTCTTATTATTTAGTAAATGTGGGCGCACTTAGCGTAAAGACTTAAGTTTTAAACTACCAAATATCTTTCTATTAATAATAGTGCTCTTTAATATTACTGTATAACTAGCCTCATCCCTATCCTCGTATCGTTCAATATCGGACATAAGGATAAGCGCTTTATCGTCCTCCTTATATAAAATGCCCACCGATAAGGTAGGCATTACGAACGCATCACTAGGTTTATGTATCATTTGGGAACGTTCAATGTGAATATGATCTTCCCAAAATACTGCTACTATTTTATAACTTTTCATTAATACTCTAATATTCCGCCAATTTGTTCTAATTTCTCTTCCGTAATCTCGATCCCTGTAGACTCGGCTATCCTATTTATTAGGTTTAGTACTTCCTCATCTTCCATTAGTTCAGCCTTCACTCTAGATAAAGGCTGCTGTCCCGTTGGCTTAACCCCCGTATTACGGTTGTTAACAGGAACATTCTGAGAACCTTGCGGCCTACCGTTGTCACCCATGCCCGGTGGTAACGGGCTGTACGGCATTGGTGGGAAGGCGGGCATACCTTTCATGACTACTAGTTCGTCTTTCATTAACTCTACTTCAGCATTAAAGTCCAGACCCAGCATATCATTTCTGGTAGTTCTACTTAAGTTTCCTTCCTTGAATGCTTGTGCAAATACTGCCGCAGTCTTTACAGCATCCTGTAATTTTAGGGGCTTAAAGTTAGGAACAGGAATATTTCTAAATCCATTCATTTCTCCCAGCTTTTCATATTGTACAGATACCCAGTCAATTAATTCCGTCCTTACTTGCTCCATCATCGGTTGGATAGCCCAAGTAGAGACTTCCGCGCTACCCCCGGAACCAGCCTTTGCGGAGCCTGTGATCAATACCTGAGAGAATCCTAATCCTTCTCCTAGTTCCTCGTTCACCTGTCGATACTTATCTTGGTCCAACATCGCTGCTACATCAGGAGTTATCCATTGTAACTGTGTAGTATGGTTAGAGAATAGTATGAACAGCCTTTCCATTAGTCTAGGATTATTAGCCCGCGCCAAAATCTGCGCCTTTAACTCATCAAGATTTTCTCTTGTCTCTTCTGTAAGGGGAAAATTATCCGATCCTTCCTGAACAAGAAGAATGGCATTGATTACTCTGGATGCAACAGCAAAGTCCATCCGTCGTAACTGCTGCTTGAATGTTAGCGGCTCTAGTACGTTATAAAGATAGGGGGTTGGATAGGGACTATATGAAGTTTCTTTTCTCATAATATAATCGGGATCAGGAATGACAATCTTATCAGCGCCATTTCTAATGTCCTCTACATATTGGGGGAAGTTCGTCTCATAAAGTTTAAGTTTTAATTGCTGCTCTTTTATGGTCTTACCTGATTTATTTCTAATTAATCTGATATCTGAAGAGGGTACCTTTAAGTAAAATCTTCTCTTACCCCAACCTACCCACTCTATATGAGTAAGTAGAGGAGGATACCAATCAAATACTGGCCACTTATATACTTTATTGGGCCGTAAATCGCTAGAAATATCTCTTCCACGTACTTCTATAAATTCTACCCTAGGTATTAATAATCCAGATAGGTAGTATTCTAATACTCCATTACCTAGGAATCTCATTAGTTTGGAGGGATTCCTATGTAATATCATACTAAAGAAAGTATTAGCCTCGTCCGTAGTTTTCTTCTGGCCGTTTCTAATATCAGTAATTGTAAACTCTTGTAATCGATTGATTACTGTTCCAACTACCCCGCCTCTTTGGTAGAAGTCATAACACATCTTTACAACTTGGTGATAGTTTCTAGGTATGATTAGCTTTTCTGGTGACAGTCCCATTATCTGGTACTGCTCATCTAGTCCCCCTCCCCCTTGCGGGAAATAGAAAGACCCCGCTCCATCGAACGGGGAAGTCGCTCCATCATATACTGATGCTTTAGCTAATTTAATTTCATTCACTAGTTATACACTCCTACACCTTTAGGCGTCAACCATTTTGCTGATACCAACTTAATTTGAATCTCTTCCTTTAGTTTAACTACAGGAACTCCATAGGTGTTTTCATATGCCATAATGGCGCACATCATTGCCGCCATCTGGTGATCGTCATCTGTAAAGTAAACCGGCTCTCCGGTAATAGTCCGACGAAATTTAGTTCTTTCTAATTCAGACATTAAATTATCGTCATCTTTGGAGAAGATAAAACTTCTATCTTGTTGCGCCCATCGAGATAGTGTCTCTACTGAGTGCTTCTTCATTTGTTCTTTCTTCTCATTACCCTCTTCGTCTACTGCAACTGTAATAAACGAACCGAACTCTACAGGATAAAGTCTTTGTATGTAGTTATATTTCTCATATTGCGTTAGATCGCCAGCAAGGTCTTGATACTGAACCTTTCCCGGCCCTCCCATATCAATACCAATAAAATCAAATTTATATATTCTATCAAGCCACGTTAGAACTTCCCTCTGTAATGCATACTCTACACGCTGCATTACTATCCGGGTAAGGCATCTCCATTTACCCGTCTGTAAATCTTCATACATGATAAAGAATACACCGGGATCAGGTGAGTAGCCTACGTCATATCCGCATCCTAGCCTTGGCGCAGCGCCCTTGTACGTCTCTACGGGAGGCGGTGCAAGGATTTCCTCTAGATGATAACGGGAGACTCCATCAGAGTCCCTTCGTTTGCACCCATCAAACATGTGTTGCGTTAAGACAATTAACTGTACTTCGTACTCCTCTGTTAAGAACCTTGTTCTATCAAATACAGAGAAGGTAGGTACTCCATGCTGACCTAGTACGTAATGCTTATAATCTTCGGAGTCCTCTTGAACTGCGAAGTATTCCCTTCTTCTAGTATATTCTAATTCAGGTGTCCACCAACTCATAATAGTTTGAGGGGTACTAAATTTTATATACTTCTCATCTAACTGGTCTGTTATATATAGAACATTCTCTCGGCGCTCCCCATTAGGAACCCCGGAAGTAAACATCTGGTAGTTCTCAATCTCTACCTTTAAACAGTTCTGTAAGGATAGCCACGTTCTCCAAGGCAAGTCCTGAGCCTCGTCTACCCATATCCTATAGGTATGGAGTCCGATAACGTTTGATTCCGATCCTGCCGCACCAGCAATTCTCATTAATAATTGGAAACCATTACTAAAGTCTACCTTTCCCTCGGTAACATTCATCGAAGGATTATACTGTTTAATTAACCAATGGGTTAAACATGCTGACCTGATCCTAAAGAATGCTAAATCTTTCTGCGCTTTATTAGGAACAAGAACAAACAAGCCCGGATCACCGGGAATAAATAACCTATTAATCATCCAGTAATATAGCATTTCAATCATTGTTGTAGTCTTGTGTACTGAACGTCCACAACACATTGATATATAACTTCCCGTACAGGTAGACCACGCTCTCTCATGTATCTCTAATCCGTTCCAGTTAGGATCGCCTTGATTTATGAACTCTCTAAATAGAACTGGATGCTGTAGAATTTGGCTCAATGCCCACTCTTGTTCAAATACTTTCTCTTCTATCATTCGACGTATAGCACCTGTTCTCTACATTTCCAACAAACAAATTTAGCTTCTATGCTATGCTCCATATCTGGAAAGTTATTCCAAAATCTTGCTAGCTCTATTAAGCAACCGGGACATGTTATTGGTGTAGTTGACCTATTCCAGAATTCTTGCGCCCTACTTCTTATGGAGTCAATATACTGGGGAATATCATCTACTTGCTTTTCCTTTCTAGCCTTTCTAGTAATACCCAACCTATCCTGTAATTCATTAATAGACATTGTAAGGCTTCTTTGGATATCCCCATAAGCCTTTACTGTTCTCGACAGAGAGAGTGGATCGGCCTTCAAGGTTTCCTTAACAGCCCTGATTTCTAAATCCGTATCCTCTTGTTGAATTAGATAACGTACTAATTGCTTAAGCGCTTCTGCATCATTGGAGTCATTCATATCAACTCCATACTCTTTCTGTAGACCGGATAATTTCTGCTCAAATCTTTTATCAGGTTTAACAACACCATCAGCCATAGCGATTAGTTGTTGCTCTTCTCTAACTTTTTCTTTACGCAAAACTATCTGTAATAATTCGTAATCTGAAAAGTCTTTAAATCTAGGGATATTTCTAAGCCGCTTAATTTTTCCCTTATATTCTTCAGGAATCTCTTTCTCGTCTTCCATCTTTAACTCCAAATAGTAAAGCCCCGATTTCTCGGGGCTTGTTTTACCAGCCGTTTTGTATTACCCTTCTCTCTAGATAAGCATAGTCTTGATCATCTAAGGCTCGTCGCCAATCAAATCTTGGTCTAATATAACTAGGTCCGCTACACCCCATGCAGCTACAATCAGTAAAGTGATGCTTGACATACCAATTATCGGGAACATCTGGTCCGCAGTACCAACTTGCTATCCAGCTATTCTTCCTCTTCTTTATTATGCGACTTCTTTGAAATCTTGTCATCTCTCTGCTGTGCCTTAGCATTTTTACCTACCCTCTTAATTATATAAGAACCAAAGTTAGCAAATAGTAGCCAGATTAACGTTAGAGCGAGAAATCCTAGCCACAGTTGGGGATATAATAGTTCGTGTATAACTTC